TTATTTCATTAAATTGCTTAATTTGTCAGTTGCTTTTTTCTGCATATCTAAATTAACGTGAGAATATATATTTAAGGTTGTATTTATATCACTATGTCCAAGACGGGTTTGTATAACCTTGAAGTCAATTCCTTGCTCTAGCAATAAAGTTGCATTAGTATGTCTTAAGTCATGAAACCTTATATTTTTATTAATGTCATTAGCTTTTAATATTTTCTTAAATCGTACTGTATAATAATTTGGATGGATATATTTACCGTTTTCCCATGTAAAGATAAAATCATATTTCTTAGAGTTAAAGGTATTCTCTATATAATTAGGACCATATTTTAATTTAAGTTCATTTTGTAATAGCTTATGTTTTTTTAATAGTTGTATAATATTATTTGATACATACAATGTTCTCATACTCTCATCTGTTTTTGGAGTACTCATTACCACGTTATTATTAGTATATACTAGGTTATTTGTTATATTGATACAGTTATTGTTATGATCTATATTGCTCCATTCAAGTCCTGCAAGTTCTCCACGTCTTAGACCTAATTCCAATATTACTTGCAATGCTATTCTCATTACATAATCGTTATAGTTATTACTTTTATCTAGAGTATTAATAATCTTCTTAAATTCATCAATAGTAAGTGTATTAGGAGTAAATTTTTCTCTTTTAGGTCTATCTACATACTTGCATGGATTATCTTTTAATACTTTTAATTTAATAGCTCTATTGAATAATGAGTTTAAGACTCCATATATCCCCTGTAAAGATGAACTGCTAAGTCCCTTTTTCTTTTCTCCTTGTAATAATTTTTCTATCTTTATTGCTGTTATATCTTTTAATGAAGTGTAGCCAATATAAGGTTTTATGCTGTTTTTATATATTTCTTTATATCTTTGGTAAGTTGTTATTTTTCTGTTTTCTTTAATAAAGTTTTCTAACCAATCATTAATGTAATCATCTAAGAGTATTTTTTTAGGTTCTACATATCCATTATCATAATTATTAAGGGCGTTTCTTAAAGCTTCAAGGGCTTCTTTTTTGGTTTTCCCCCCAGCTCGTTCTATACGCTTACGCTTTCCAGTTTCATCTCTATCAATTTCAAATGAGTAGTACCACCTATTTCCCTTTTTTCTTACTGAACCTTCCATGTTATCACCTCCTTTCAAACATACGTTCTTATTAAATATAAAAAAAATTATTTTATTGGCATATATCCATAAAAGCGTTGTCTATGATGAACTATTAAACTTAAGTCTTGTCCAAATATTAGAGCTAATCTATATTCCATAAATTCATATGTAACGTTAAAATGTTCGGCTAATTCTTCTATCATTAAATATGTATTATCTATAAATTTTAGTTTCTTTAACATAAACATAGGGCATAGAAGATAAGCAGACATTCTCTTGGCTTGTGATTCCTGCTTATCTAGTAGAATGCTTTTTATATACTCTGCTTGATTTCCACAGTGTAAGAGTACATGACAAAATTCTTCTGCTAGTTCTTGCCTATGTTCCTTAAAAGGTAGTCTATTATCCATGACTATAATGGATTTATTTTTTCTTATAATGGTTTTACTACATTGATTAGCATAGAGTAAAGTTATATTCTTATACTTTGAAATAATTTGTTCTAAATTTATCTCCCAAGGATAATTTATATTATTTTCTATCAAAATGAGATTAGCTTTATCTTCTAAATGATTAGGGTGTTGTTTAAATATTAAGTCTTCTAGAGTCAACTAGTCCTCCCCCTTTAAACGTTTTTACTCATCTTCTTCGTCCATTTCATCAAATTTCTGAGAAATGACATCCCAAATACTTAAAAGTTGCTTAATTTTCTTCTTTGGTGCATTCTTCAGGTCATGAAAAAGAATGCTTATTTCTGGGTCAGATTTTATCTTTTCAAGGAGTTGTAATTCCTCTTGAGTAAGGTCATGTTCATTTATATTGTCGTAAAGATTGCGAGTATTTGCTTTACCTAGAAGATAGTCTAATGAGACATTAAAGAATTCAGCTAACAATTTCAATGTTTCATATGATGGATGTAATTTCCCAGATTCATATTTTTCGTATTCTTGACAAGGAATATTAAGAAAGTTAGCTATATGTTCCTTACTAATATTCTTCTCTTTTCTTAAATCATATAAAATTTCATGTATAGCCTTAGTACCAAATAAATCATTTACAGATACATTTAAAGCATTTGCTATTTTTTGAAGAGTATCCATGGAAGGATTTTCTTTAATTCCTTTTTCTATATTACTTAAATAACTACCACTTATATTAGCTAAACGAGCAGTTTCATTTAGACCTAGTCCTTTACTCTGACGTATTAACTTAATATTATCTCCTATCATAGTATCACCTCCTAAATAAAAAAATATTATCTGTTAGAATACATTATATTCTATTGGATAATAAAAGTCAATGAAATACCTAGAAAATTAAAGAAATTATTTGTAAGATAATGATAATTTACAACAATCGTTATCTATGAGATAATAAGGGGTTAGTGTTATCTGGGGGAATATGATACTATTATCCTGTGGAAAACAAGGGGGTGAAAAAATGAATGAGATAAAAAGTATAAGAGCTAGATTAAATTTATCTGTATATGATATTTCTAAGATTACAGGTTTGACACCTGGATACATTTCTAATCTAGAGAATGGTAAAAGAAATAATCCATCAAAAGAAACCATGGAAAAAATATCAAAGGCATTAGATAAAACAGTGTCAGAAGTTTTCTTTAAATAAGATTTATAAAAATAAAAAATTTTGCAACAAATATAGATTGAAAACGACATAAGTTTATGAAGGAGTGAGAAAATTGAATATAGAGGAAGCAATAAAAAATAAAGTATCAGAAGCTATTACTCAAGGACTTGAAATTGAACTAAATAAATTAGTTAACTCATTGAATACTATTAGTTCCGCTCTTAAAAAAGCTAATGAAGATATATCTCTATATACGGTTGAGGAAGTATCTAAGATATTAAAAAGTAATCCTAATACAATCTACAGCTTAATAAGAGAAGGGAAGTTACAGGCTCTTAAGCTTGGAAGATATAAAATACCTCACTATGAACTAGATAGGTTTTTAAGAGATAACTTGGGTCAAGATTTATCTGAATATATTGGATAAAAATACAAGTACTATCTAGGATTTTAATATCTTGATGTTGTGCATAGAGTATTCCTTTTTAAAAAGGGAAACCTTGAATAGCGATTCAAAAGCTATATCAGTAAAATTTTACATAGCTTAAGGAGGACTTATATGGAAAACATAATAAAAATCAACTATAAAAACGACAGACAAACAATAAGTGCAAGAAATTTATGGGAGTTTTTAGAAAGACCTCATAGTGAATTTATGAAGTGGTTTTCTAGATATTCAGACTATGGATTTGTTGAAAATATTGACTACAGAGGATATCGACTAAAAAGTCGACATGCTAATGGGAGAGATTATGAAGTAACAGACTATGAAATAACAATTGATATGGCTAAAGAACTAGCAATGTTACAAAGAACAGAAAAAGGTAAGATAGCAAGACAATATTTTATAGAGTTAGAAAAGAAATGGAATAGCCCAGAGGCAATAATGGCAAGAGCTTTACAAATGGCAGATAGAAAGATTTTAGATTATAAAGACACAGTTTTTCAGCTTGAAAATAAAATAGAAGAGGATAAGCCTAAAGTATTGTTTGCAGAAGCAGTACAAGCCTCAAAGACATCAATTTTAGTAGGAGAACTAGCAAAATTATTAAGACAAAACGGTATAGATATAGGACAGAATAGATTATTTAAATGGCTAAGAGATGAAGGTTACTTAATAAAAAGAAAAGGGACAGATTACAATATGCCAACACAAAAGAGTATGGATTTAGAATTATTTGAAATAAAGGAAACGTCAATTACCCACAGTGATGGTCATATAAGTGTAAATAAAACACCTAAAGTAACTGGTAAGGGACAAGTTTACTTTATTAATAAGTTTAAGGAGTGGTTAGATGAAAAATACAGTAAATAAGCTTATGAAAGAATTTGAGTTAAGTAAAGAATATAGAAAACTAGTTGAAGAGATGTACAAAGATGCTTTAAAGCAATTTGGAAAAGGTGCTTATGGTATGTGTAGAAATGTGCTAGCTGAATTTACAGGAAAGTCAATATATTTTACGGTGCAAGATGTAGCTGATATAACAGGAAAGAGTTCAAAGGAAGTAGTTGAAAGTATAGAGGAAATGAAAGAAAGTGGAGAGATTAGAGAAGGTGAACATGTATTCACTGTAGAGAAGGACAAGTATATAAATTAAGGGGTGGTTATAAAATGACAGATAACTTTAAGAATGTAATTTCAGGGGAAATACCAATATCACATAATCCAAGATTCGGTGAAAGGTTGGATAACCATTCAAGTAAGTATAATGCCCTTTCTAAAGAATTAGAAAAAGCAAACATAGACATACAACTACTATTAGATGTTGTACAAGCTACAAAAGAGCTAGAATGGTTGGGATATGAAGAATGTTATAAGTTAGGACAGCTAGACACACTAGAAATTATAGCAAACAGGCTTAAGAAAAATAAAACTCATAAGGAGAAATCACATGAAGCTAGTTTATGTAAATAATCATATAGACACTAAGATAGAAGAATTTTTAAATAATTTTGCAGAAACAACAATAGAAAACATAGTAAATGAAGCTTATAAAACTTTTGATGATGATAAAGGTAATGATATAGTATCTGAGCTATACGGAGGAAATGTCAAAGAGTTAAAAGAGCAGTTTAAGGAAATATTAGGAGATTACTTAGAATTTCCATTTAGGATATTTAAGGGGGAGATATGATGTTAAAAGAAAATTTTAGAAAGAAAATATCAGATAAAATTATATTTTATCTTGAAAGAAAAGAAGGGTCTATTTTTAAAGATATGCCACTGGAAGAACTTTTAATATGGAACTTATTAAGTAAGCCAGTACCTAAAGATACAAAAGATATACAAGAATGTCACAATCAAATAGTTTGGATTAGAAGAATAACACCGTGTTTATTAAAAAAACATAGAGAATATAAACGTAAATTAGGATCATATTTAGGAGGATATACAGATTTAATAGCTATGACTTATGCAAGGTTAGAACATATATGTAAGTTATATGATGAAGTAGATTTACCAATGAAAGAATTTATTCAAGTAGCCGGACTAAATGAAGGAGATGTAAAAACATTTTTTAATAAATATTTTTATGGAATACATAAAGGTATGAGTAATTATATGAGCTACCTTAATGATGGTATTGAATCGGAGCGTACAAAATATAACGAAGGGTTCAAATGGAATAGAAACGGAATGCCATTATTCGATTTAACAACAAGTTTTTTAATTGATTATGTGATACCAAAATATAAAGAGCAGGTTGGAGAAAAACAATACTATGATGAATTCTCAAATTTATTCGATAATCAATTGCCGATGTATACTTTAAAAGAAGATGAAAACGGAAACAAAACACTTGAACAGTATTACCCAAGACCTAAGCTTATTAAAGGAGGTAAATAATGAAAACTATAACAGGGAAAAAATTATTAGTTTACTATGTTGGAAAAGCAAAGGATATGCCTAACTTTATAGAGCAAAAAGAAAAAGCCAACTAAAAGTTAGACATGTAAAAATAAAAACTATACAAATTATACTAAATAAACCTATATAAATTATATTAAATAAAGAATAATAATGCAAGTTGGACAAGCAATATTATTTAACAGAAGGGGAGAAACCTCTCCTCTTCTTTATAACACGAGGTGGAGTTAATGAGTAATAAAGGTTGGATAAAACTTCATAGACACTTAATGGATAAAGCTATATGGATAGACTCAACTCCTGAACAAAAAACAATACTAATAACATTGTTAATGATGGCGAATCACAAAGTAAAAGAATGGGAATGGAAGGGCGAAAAGTATGTAGCTAAGCCTGGACAATTTGTTACTAGCCTTGAAAAAATAGCCATAAATGCAGGAAAAGGCGTATCAATTCAGAATGTTAGAACAGCTTTAAAGAAATTTGAAAAGTACGGATTTTTAACAAACGAATCAACAAACAAAAATAGGCTTATAACTATTGAAAATTGGGAGTCATACCAATGTAAAGATGAAGAATTAACAAGCAATCAACAAGCAACTAACAAGCGACTAACAACTAACAAGAATGTAAAGAATGAAAAGAATGATATATATATACTTACACAAAATGAAGAAGATTTTTTAAAGGTTTTAAATACTATAGACAATTATCCTTTTGATAGGGAAAAAGATTTGAAAATGTACCATACTTTAAAAGAACGATATGAGCAATTGGATATGTTAGAAGCAATAAAGCAATGGTCAGCATATAAACTAGATGAACCATTAAAAGCTAAATCAAATGCTCGTAGTCAAATTAACACTGCATTTAAAAAATATATTGAATGGGGAAAATGCCTAAAAGAAAATAAACAAGATAATGAAGCAAACTATGACTATAACTGGAGAGGAACTGACAGGAGGTTTTAAATGTGATTGAAGTCTTAAGGATTGAAAGAGAAGTTTTAGGAAGTTTCTTATTAGATAAAGGAACTCATGAATATATACACTATCTTGATGAAGATGATTTCATAGATGAAAGCAATAGAAAGGTATTAAATTCTATTAAAAGTCTAATAACCCAGAATAAAGAAGTAAATTATTTTGAAGTACATGAAAAGACTAACTTAGATATAACCTATATAACCGACTTAACTGACTTAGTAGCAACTACTAGATACATAGAAAGTAATATAAAGCTACTTAAAGATAAAGCTAATAGAAGGAGATTAGAAGAAAAGGCAAAGTTAATTATAGATATGACTAAGGACTCTAATGTTGATGTAGAGACAATAAAAAATAATGCTATGCAGGAAATAGATAAAATAAAATCTATATCTAGTGATGAAGTTACAACACTAAGGAAGGCTATGTTAGACACTATAACAGTTTTAGAGAAAAGGTCAGAAAATAAAGGTGATAAATCCTATTATACTGGAATATCAAAGCTTGATATAGCTACATCAGGACTACATGAAGAGGAATTAACAACTATAGCAGCTAGACCAGGAGTAGGTAAAACTGCAATAGCAATGCAAGTAGGACTTAACATAGCAAATAATAAAAGAAAAGTGATGTTTACTAGTTTAGAAATGTCAGATATACAATTATGTCAGAGAATAATTGCGTCACATTCTAGAATAGATGGAAATGATTTAAGACGAGGTAATCTGAATGAAGAGGGGTGGAAAAAAACTATATCAGTAGCTCAAAGATTTTGTTGGGATAACTTTATTTTAGATAAAACAAGCAAGAATACAGAGCATATACGAACTAAAATAAGAAAATATAAGCCTGATTTAGTTATTATAGACTACTTGCAACTTCTTAAATCAGTAGGTAAATACAGTAATAGAGAACAAGAAGTATCAAGTATAACTAGAGATTTAAAGTTAATGACTCTTGAATTTAAGATACCAATTATAATGCTTAGTCAATTAAACAGAAATGCAGAAGGAAACAGACCAACGCTGGCAGATTTGAGAGAGTCAGGAGCAATAGAGCAAGATAGTGACAATATTATATTTATCCATAAACTAAATAAAGATGAAATTGGAAAATTAATTAATAATGGAACGTATACAAGGGAAACGGTACAGGAAATACACAAAAGAGGTAACGTTTTAACAGATATAATACTTGAAAAACAAAGAAACGGTCCTGTTGGATTTTTTGGAATGGTATATGTACCTAGTTTAATGAAATTTATATCTATAGGATAAAAGGAGGATATCTAAAATGTTTAAATATAAAAGTGAAAAATTCATTTTAATAAAAGCTAACTTTAAAAAAAATAAGAGGATTTAGATATAAACCTAAAGATGATGATTACACGATTATATGTATAAATAACTCAATGCCAAAATGGAGACAACAAAACACTTTTCATAAGTTAATTAAAAAAAGAAAGATAAGCTATCTTAAATCAAAACTTAATAAGATAGACATAGAAAATAATAAAAGGTGTATTTAGAAAACAAACCCCATGCAAACATATTAATATTTTTTATAATTCAATAGTCTAAGGAGGGATTTTATGAAGCTAATAACTTCATATAGGGATTTGCTCAGTGAGATAGATATATACAATACTAGACTGGAAAACTTAGAAAGAGAATTATATGGAGTAGAGAGAATAAAACATACACATAAGATAGATTTAGATAGATATGTAGATAGACACACTAAAATAGTTAATGAGATGGCGTCAATAAGAGCAATCATAGAGGATAAGGAACAGAGTCAGAAAGAAATATTAGACAAGATCAATAAATTAGAGGGATTAGAATATAAAATCGCTTACAAAAGGTTTATAGAAGGAAAGACACATAACGAAATAGCCAAGGAAGTAGGATATACAGAACAATATATCAGAAAGATATTTTGTAAAAGAGTCAACAAAGAGTCAACACACATGCAAAAAACAATGTGATACAATGTTATTAGGTTAAGGAATAAATAAATTCCTTGTCCTCCTTTGAATAGTTCCGTTATCTAAATCTTATGTCGTGTACTTTAAGAGAAAAGAATGCATTACATTAAAGCAATCTTGTTCATTATCTTAACCCCAGTTGACTTATAATTCCTTGATATTTTTTAAAAAAGTCACTCTTTGAATAGAGTGGCTTTTTTAATTATAGCTCATCTACCAAGTTGTAGAAGGAGAGACCTAGACTCGGCATAGTTGAGACTGGATTTTTTAAGTTAAAAAAATACTAATAGAGGGGGTGGTTAAAATGACCATGCCCTAAACAGGTATTAATTTATAATAGAAGTTTTAGGAGTGAGTATACGTTTTGAAAATAGAACACAAATGTAAAAAATGTATGTGGGGGCATTGGTTAGAAGATAAAGCATTTTGTATATTGCCTAGGTGTGTAAAGGGAAAAGAAAAAAAGAGGGTTAATAATCAACCCTCTTAGTCCCTTTTTTTAGGCATAGGACCGTATTCACGTTCCATAGCCTCAATAGTTATTATCCACTGTTTTCCAAATTTTTTTACATCAATATTTTCTTGAAGTTTACCGTATGATACAGCTTTACGCAGTGTACTTTCGTGTAAACCCCATAGGTCAGTAGCTTCTTTGAAGCTCATTAGACCATCAAAAGGATTTGTTTTGTTCATTTTTAAATTCACGCTCCAATTTCTTTTTTATATGAAATAGATGTAGTTGGCGAATTTTTAAACATATAGAAATACCTAATATAGTAAAGATAATATAGTCTAACGATAATAGGTGTTTAAAGTCTAACTTTACAAAGAAATATAATAGTATTAACCATGGTAGACAGTTTAATAAATTGAAGGTTTTTTTCATAATAATGTGGTATACTATATAGTAGGAATAGGGGAGAGAGTTAATTCCCTCTCCTTATCCTTCTGATTTCTAGCTTTAGCTTTTCATTTTCTAACTTTGCTTTTTGGTTGGACAGCCAGAGTTTATGCAATGTTAAGAGTGATACTGCTAAAGCTATTGTTTTTTCTACTATACGTTCCACTTTGCACCTCCTTTCTATAATTATATTATATCACGTTATAGTGAAAACATCAAGTAAAATATAGAATTATTTATCATATTTTCTAAAATAATCTAATTATGAAATAATAAAAACTACTGTTATAAATTTTACAGTAGTTTTTATTATTTAAAAAAGAGGTGAATAAATTAGAGGTGAAACAACATGTACTGTGGAGCTAAAACAAGAACTGGACAACCCTGTAAGAATAGAGCTATGGCAAATGGAAGATGTCGTATGCATGGTGGAAAATCTACAGGAGCAAAAGACAAAGAAAAGCTTAAGAAAAATAAAAATGCTGTCAAGACGGGAGAGCATGAAACAATATGGCTTGATACACTAGACAGTGAAGAAATAGAGTTAATAGATAGAATTAACTTAGATAAAATTAAACAAATAGATGAAGAATTGAGGCTGTTTACTATAAGAGAAAGAAGAATGTTAAAGAGAATACAAGAGCTTAAAAATAAAGATTGTATTGTTGCAAGTAGACAAGCTGGAATTATAAATAATAAAGAAACAAATTTAGTAGAAATGACCACAGCACTAGATAAGATACATGATATAGAAGAAGCATTAACAAGGGTACAAGCTCAAAAAACGAAGCTTATTGAATTAAAACATAAGCTAGAAATAGACTTGAATACAGATGATAACACAGAAGCTATAGAAAACTTTATACAAGCTACTACAATGACAAGTGAAGAAATAGAGAACTTGTTTAAGGAAGAAGAAAATTGAGATTATTTAAAAAGAAAGTTAAACCTTTTAAATTTAAGCCCTTTTCCCTTAAACAAAAAAGATTATTAAACTGGTGGGAAGATGGTTCACCTTACAAAGATTGTGACATTGTTATAGCAGATGGGGCAATCCGAAGTGGGAAGACTATAGCTTGTATTTGTAGCTTCTTAAAATGGAGTCAGAAAAACTTTAACAACGAAAGCTTTATAATTGCTGGAAAGTCAATAGGTTCACTTAAAAGAAATGTTTTAGAGCCTATGAAAAAAATTCTAACAGCTTGGGGTTGGAAGTTTACACATAATAGGTCAGAAAACTATATTATTATCGGAGATAACATATATTATCTATTTGGTGCTAATAACGAAGCTAGTCAGGACACCCTGCAAGGTTTAACTAGTGCTGGAGCTTTAGCCGATGAAGTGGCTTTATTTCCTCAAAATTTTGTTGAACAAATGCTTGGGCGTTGTTCTGTTAAAGGTTCAAAAGTATTTGTAAACTGTAACCCAAAGAGTCCTTATCACTGGTTTAAAACAGAATATATAGATAAAAAAGAAAAGAAAAAAATATATTATCTTCATTTTACTATGGACGATAATCTAAGTCTTGCAAAAGATACTAAAGAAAGATACAAGCGTATGTTTAGTGGTGTATTCTTTAAACGTTATATTTTAGGCTTGTGGGTTATGGCAGAAGGTTTAATATATGACATGTTCAATAAGGATAAACATAGTCGTAAAACGGAAAATAGAGCGTATGTACAACATTATGTATCTATAGATTATGGAACACAAAATGCTACAGCTTTTATACTATGGGGAAAATATAAAAACAAATGGTATGCAGTTAAAGAATATTACTATAGTGGTAGAGAAAAAGAAAAGCAGAAAACAGATAATGAGTATTATAAAGATTTAGATGACTTTATAGGGAATATAAAGGTTAGAGGTATAATAATAGACCCTTCGGCGTCTTCTTTTATAACATTAATTAGAAAAGAAGATAAGTATAGAGTTATAAATGCTAAGAATGATGTATTAGATGGTATCAGAAACGTTGCAACATGCCTAAATGAAGAGAAAATACTATTCAACGATTGTTGTATAAATACATTTAAGGAATTTTTCTCTTATGTTTGGGATGAAAAAGCTTTAGAACGTGGAGAAGATAAACCAATAAAGAAAAACGACCATGCCTTAGACGCTGTTAGGTACTTTGTGCATACTATAGTATGTAGAGGACAAGCAAAAGTTATTGACATATAGGAGGTGACAAATTGAAGTTTGAAAGTACGTTAAAGCTAGATAAAATGAAAGAAAAGAAACATTTATATAAAATAAGAAACAATGATTTTGACCCTAATGAATTTATTACAGATTTTATCCCTATTAGGAATGAAAGACTAAGGAAATATAAGCAATATACAATTGAGCATAATCTAATAAATGATAGACCTAAGCCAGAGAGTAAACTGTTAAAAGTTCATAATAAAATTCATAACAGTTTTTATAATTACATTGTAGACCAAAAAGTTGGTTATTTGTTCGCTAACCCTATAGCGTATCAAGTTGCTACAGATGTAGAAGAAAAAGAAAGACAATATTTTAAAGATTTTATAGATAGTCAAGATATGTTTTTACTAGACATAGAAAGTGGAATACAACAAGGTGCTTGTGGCGTTTCCTACAGGTTATTAGACATAGAAACAGAAGAAGACGGTACAAAGCCAAAGTTAAAAAATATTGAGTCCTGGAATGCTTATATATTAGGAGATAGTGAGGCAGGAATAATACTAGATGAGGATTACACAGATAAGGGGTATACACAAGTGTTAACCCTTTATACAAAAGAACATATAAAAATATATCATCATTATGCCGAAAGACTGGAGTATATTAATGCTTTTAAGTTAGTTGATACAAAGTCTAACTTAATTAATATAATTCCAGTTTTTCAATTTATAAACAATTTAGAGTACCACGCAGATTTTGAAACTGTAGAGGATTTAATCGACGCATACGACAGAATAATTTCTGACGCACAAAACGAAATTGAGCAATTTAGACTTGCGTATCTCCTTGTAACTGGTACAGACCTAGGAGACGCAACAGCCAAAGATATATTTACTAAACAAACTGGTATATTCAATATTCCTGATGAAAAGGGAGAAGCTAAATTTTTAACTAAAGATATACCAGTCGACTTTTTTAAATATATAGTTGAAACACTAGAAAGAAATATATATAAATTTAGTAAAATCGTTGATGTAAACGACCCTGCCTTTGCAGGAGGTAATGAGTCAGGAGAAGCTAGAAAGTGGAAAATAATAGCTTTAGAATTTAAAGCAAATATTACACAAGAGTTTTTCAAAAAAGGCTTAAATTCTATGTTTAAATCTATAGTGGCGTATATGCATATAAAAGAAAACATGACTAACATAGAATCTAAAGATATTTATGTAGACTTTACTAGAACACTTCCAGTTGATTTAGGCTATTTAGCTGATACATTAACTAAATTACATGGTTTACTATCAAGGAGGTCGACTATAGCTCAATTACCGATTGTAGACGACGTAGACCATGAGTTACAATTGCTTGAAGAAGAAAGAAAAGAAACAGCTAATTTATTTAATTCATATGAAGGTCTAGAAGGTGAAGAAAATGCAAAACTACTGGATAAATCGCAAGAAGGAACTTTTAACAGTAGCAATAAAAAACGAAAACAAGACACTACAAGAAATCAAGAAGTTATATAACAGAAAGCTTGATGATTTAGAAAAGTCTATAGCTCAATATTATGCTAATTATGGAGCTGATAACGTAATAGACTACCAGGAACTTTTAAAGGCTATGACAGTTGAAGAAAGAGCAAAACTATATCAAAAGACAGAGCAGTTAATACAAGAAAGACCTGAACTAGCACGTTTTACAGAGGTTAGATATAGCTACTATAAGTTACAAAGGTTAGAGGGGTTACATGCTGATATGCTTCTACAATTGTATGAGATGGGAGCTATAGAAGAGGAAATACTATATAATCGTTTAGCTACAACCTACAAAGATAGTTATTATAAATCTCTATATAATAATGCTATGTACTATGAAATTACAAGAAAATATAATACAGTAGATAAGACCATTTTAGACATGATCCTAAATAAACGTTGGGTAGCTGGAAAGAATTTTAGTGAAAGGATTTGGAAAGCTACTAGTACACTATCAGATATATTAAAAAATGAATTTGGACAAATGTTAGCAAGTGGTACATCTCTTGATAAGATGACTAAGAGACTAAAAGAGCTATTCAATACTAAATGGCATGAAGCTGAGAGATTAGTGAGGACTGAAAGTGCCTTTGTAGTTGAACAAGCTAATTTAAACGCTTATAAAGAAGATGGAATCCAAGAATATAAATTCTTAGCTACATTGGATACTAGGACTAGTAAAAAATGTAGGGGACTTGATGGCAAAGTATTTAAAATAATTGAAGCAGTTGAGGGAGTAAACTATCCACCTGTACACCCATACTGTAGAAGTACGACAATAAGTGCTATGTCTAAGCCTAAGTATAGAGCTATGAACATAGGCAGAGGATATGAAAGAATAGAATTTATGAAATATGACGACTGGTACAACAAATATATAAGAGCTTCTTAAATTTGTCCTGGATATGACATTAAAAGGTCTATTTTTTATACCTAAAAGGAGGAATTAAATTGCTTGATAAAATAATTAATCTGCATTCTATAGCTATTGTTTTATTAACGATAGTATGCTTTACAGCTACTTCTTTAGAATGCAAGAGCAAAACACAAAAAGTATTAGGCTTAGTAATGGCTTTACTATACATTCCTATCCTTTTCTTTTTAATAAAAGTATATTAACAATTCAAAAATTTGGACTATTAGGGCATGTACTTAATGGGACAAAAAGGAGGTTTTTATTATGAAAAAAGATTATAAAAAAGAAGGTTTTAAAATAAATTTACAACTATTCGCAGATGGAGAGCCAACAGGAGGGGCAGGAGACGCACTTAATGGTGGCACTCAGAGTTCAAATGACACTAATGATACATTTACATTAGATGATTTTAATAACTTTTTAGAAAGCAATGTAGAAGCTCAAAAGATATTGCAGTCTAGAATTGATAGTGCGGTATCGAAAGGTGTTGAAAGTTTTAAACAAAATAAAATGCCTAAGTTAATCCAGGAAGAAATAAATAAACGTTCTAGTAAGACACCAGAACAGCTACAACTTGAAGAAATGAAGCAAGAAATAGAAAAGATGAAGCAAGAAAATACAAGGAAAACAATAGAAACAGAGATAGCTAAACAGGCTGATAAGTTAGGGATTGAGGTAGATTTTGCACTAGATTTTTGCATTGATTCTACATCTTTAGAAAACACATTAGAAAAAGTAAACAAATTCAATGAATATGTTGAAAAAATAGTAGAAGAAAGAGTCCAAACATCAGTAAATGAAAGGTTTAAGCAAAATTATAATAAGCCACAACAAAATATATCTCTAGAAAATAATACAACAAGTAATTACAACAGCTTAGACATTATAAAACAACAATTAGGAAAATAACTTAAAGGAGTGATTTTTTTATGAAAAAAACAATGGATTTAACTAGATTAGAAAATATAGATTTATCTCAGGCGATTGCTTATGCTTCACCAATGGACACGCCATTTATAACACTACTTTTACAAAATGGATTAGTTGAAAATGCTAATTCTACTAAAATTACATGGAGAGAGGCAACACTAGACGCTAATAGAAAAGGTCCTAAACTAGAGGGTGCTGACGCTACAAACATAGGTAAAACAGTAAGAAGAGAAATAGAAAACAACCAACAAATTTTTGAAAGAACTGCCGAAGTATCGGGGTCTTTAGACGCTATACAAGTTAAAGGGGTTGCAGGTGGAGAGTTAGCTCAGTCCATTAACGATAGAATGATAGAAAATAAAATTGACTTAGAATGGTACGCAATACAAGGAACTAAAGCAGACGAAGCAGGGGAAACACCTAGACAGATGAACGGTATTATAAACTTAATAAATTCTGCTAATAAGTTTTCTGTAGCAAATGCAGAAGGTAGAATCTCGGCAGATGATTTAATAAAAGCTTTTAGGCTACCATGGGAAAAGGGAGCAGGTGGCGACAAGATTATAATGTGTGGTGCTACTGTAAAAGAATATCTAAATACACTACTTAAAGTTGATAAAGGAGTGAGTATTCCAGTGTTACAGGGAGGAGGGAACATTATAGGAATAACAGCAGATAGAGTGCACACAGATTATGGAAGTGGAAACATAATACTAAATAGACATATCCCTGCTGAAACTATAATCATCTATGATTTACAAAATTGTAAACTAAGACCACTTAGAGCTATGAAAGCTGAACAACTTGCAAAGAACGGAGATAGCAGTAAATACATGATTATAGGGGAATACTCTTTACAATTTAATAACACATATGCAGGTAGTGTTATAACAGGAATAAAAGGTTATGTTGAACCAGTTGCAACAACACCACAAACGCTACAGGCATAATAAAGGAGGTAATTAACTATGGCAAGTAAAAAGAAGTATAGAGTATTAACACCAAATCCAAGAATGTACGTTGCGTTAAATGAATTACACGGATTATGGTCGGATGAAAATAAAATTATAGAAACAGATGATAAAAACATATATGACTACCTATTAAATTTTAGTGGATTTCAAGACGTAAGCAAACTATAGGAAGTGAAAATATGATAGAGAGAATAAAAATAAGACTAAATATTACAGATACTACAAAAGATACTCTATTAAATGAACTTATCACATCGGCATGTGACAGCATTATGTTACGTGTCGGTGTAACTGTATTTCCACGAATATTAGAGTCTATCGCAGTAGAAACAGTAATAGCAATGTATAACAGATTAGGTTCAGAAGGACTAGAAAGTGAAAGAATAGACGTTATAACAAATGACTTTATAAATGATTTACTAGAACCATACCAGGAACAATTAGAAAGTTTTAAAGTAGGTTTAAAAGATATAGACGAAAACGCCACAGGAGCAGGAACAGGAGGGGTGATTTTCTATTGAGATATGATGGAAAAGCTACGTTTTTTAAATATGAATATATAGAAAATGAATTAGGTGACCCTGTTCCAAAGCCTAAACCTATAGGAAACTTTGATGTACTAACAACACCCTTTACGCATGAAGAAATACAGCTTTTTGGATTAAATAAAATAAATACAATGACTAAAGTTCTATGTAAAAATAGAGAAGTGGTTGACTCTAGAGAAATAGAATTTGATAAAAAACTTTATAAAATCACTAGAAAGAATGACTATAAAAAGGTCATTCTTTTTTATTGTGAGCTGATAGAAAGTGAAAGTTAAATTTAAAGTAACAGGTGCTGACAAATTTAAAAGAGCTTTAAAAGCGTGGGAAAAAGAAACAGAAGAAAAAATTGTAAAATCTGTAGATACCTTTACTACAAATGTACGAGATAGTGCAAAGTCAAACGCTCAAGTTGACACTGGAGAAATGAGAAGAGAAATAAAGAAAAGACCTTTGATAAGGCAAATAGGTTATGTTAAAGGTGAAGTTGTTGCAGGAGCTAAACATTCACCTTTTAAGGAGTTTGGTCATTTAGTAAAAAAAGGTCAATTATTTTTCGACAAGCGTAGTGGCACATATAAGCGTGTAAAAGCTACTAAATGGGTAAAAGGTCGTTATTACATGACCGACGCTTATACAGAGCATGTGAAAGGCTTTAAAAGAGATTTAAGAAGGGCGTTGATAAGAAAATGATAAGAAAGTTATCTTTAAGACCTTTGCATGTAGCATTAAATAGTCTTTTAAAAAAATATGGAATAAAGCTATCAGATAAAAATTTCCCATTTGTAAATATAGATATACCAGGTATTTTTAATAATGATACTAAGACTTTTAAAGGTGATGAAGTCTTAGTGTTTTTTACGATTGTAGATGATTCAAATACAAATATTAGACTATATGAAATAGCTGAAAAAATAACAGAAGCCTTAGAAGAAGGATTAACAGTACAAGACTTTACCTGTGAAATATCTAGAAACAGTAATAGTGGAGTACAAGAAGAAGAAAACTACAGGACTTTAAGGCTTGGATATAACTTTAAACTTACACAAATTAACTAAAAAAAGGAGTGTTTTTTATGGCAGAACAAATGAAAGTACAAGTAGCTTCTTATCTGGGAGTTAAGAAAATCGTTAGAATAGCTGACTTAAATACAGCTGAAATTTTGGCTATAGGTGGACAAAGAAGTTCTACAGTTAATAAGACAGCAGATACGATAGATGTTTCTACTAAAACAGGTGGAATCTTGAACATGAAGGAAATTATGACTAAGCTAGGAGTTACTGACTACAAACCTAAGGAATACAATGACTACAAAGAATATATACAAGGACAAAAAGAATGGTCTATCGAAACAGAGGGGGCATTACCTTCTAGCGATACAGCTTTTAGTATATTAGATAAGGCATATCAAGACGGTGAGCCTGTAATCGTATCAGAATTGGATTTAGGAAGAATGAAAGAAAAAATAGGAATTGCCTATGTAGTAGATATGTCCGAAGAAGCACCACAGGAAGACTTGGCAAGTTATTCACTTACTTTACAGGGAACAGGTGAGCTTGTAGAAAGAGATTATGTACCAACACCACCAACAGGAGAATAGAAAGGGGTTAGAATATGAGTAGATTTGGAACTTTTGTACCTTATGAAGAACTTGTAATTGAAAAAAAGTTTTATGATAAAAAGTTAAAACAAGAAAGAAAAAAGAAAGAAGTATATAAATTAAGATTACCAAGATACTGGAAAATAAAGCTAGAACAAAGCTATGGAATAGATATAATAAGATACTATGCTGACATGTGTACAACAGGCAGTATAGGTAATGAATACAAATTCGGAGCAGTATTATGGGCGTTATTAAACGGCGGGGGGCAAAACTTTACAGAAGAAGAAGCATGTAATTTTATTGATTATGCTGTTAAATATGCAGGATATGACGCTTTAGCCTTTGCAGTCCATAGTGCTTTAACTGGAGCATTAATGACAGATGAACAATATAAGAAATATAAAGAGCTAACTAGGTATATGAATGAAAATGAACCACCAGAGATACTGGAGGTAGAAGAAAAAAAGTAGATAGTAATGAGCGTGATTTTGCTATTGCAGTTATAGACTTAAAATTAAGTCCAAGTGAATTTTGGAATCTTACAGAGCGTGAATATTTCACGCTTTTTTTACGTTTCATTGAGAATAAGCAAAATGAATTAATAGAGCAAAGAACTGTAATTATGAATGCTCATTACAATCTTAGCAGAAAGAAAGGGAAGCCATTTCAAAAGTTCCCGTTTGAAAGATTTACAAGTAAAAACAAAGCTATAGCAAAAACAAAAGAAGATAAACAACAGTTATTCTCTCAATTTGGAGGTAAGGTGGTGATGTAACTTGTCAGATGAATTAGTTGTAAAAGCTAAAGCCGAAGTTGATTCGGCAGGGGTTAAGACAGGTATAGACAAAGCCACAACGGAAGTTGATAAATTTCAAAGTAAATTAGAAAATTCTTTTAAAAAAATGAGTGATATGGGGGACAATCTTACTAAAAAGATAACTGTTCCTTTAATGGCTCTAGGTGGTATAGCTGTTAAGTCCTTTATGGATTTTGAAGAAGGATTGGCCAAGACGTCAACACTATTTGGTGATGTAAACGTAGATATGAATAAGCATAAAAAGACTGTCCTAGATATGTCTAAAACATATGGTATAGCTAATACAGAGATTAACGAAGCCTTTTATCAAGCTTTATCTGCTGGAATTCCTGCAACACGAGATATGGGAACAGCAACAAAATTTATGGGTGAAATGGCTAAGTTAGCTAAAGGTGGCTTTACTCAGTTAGATACAGCCGTAGACGCCACTACTTCTGTATTAAATGCTTATAACTTAGAGACAGATAAAGCTAATAAGATAGCTAATATATTAATAAAGACACAAAACTATGGTAAAACAACAGTTGACGAACTAGGGAAGTCCTTAGCTCAAGTTGTTCCAATTGCTTCAAATTTAGGTGTTAGTTTTGAACAGGTAGGAGCTTCAATTTCTGCTTTAACAGCACAAGGTATTAAAACTCCTGAAGCAATGACACGAATGAGAGCCTTATTAGACGAAGTTTCAAAGGGTGGAACAAAGCTATCAGCAACATTTAAGAAAGTAAGTAAAAAAACCTTTGTTGACTTTATTAAAAGTGGTGGAGACGTCCAACAAGCTATGCAACTCTTAAAAGACCATTCAGATAAGACAGGGAAAAGTTTCGGAGACATGTTCAGTTCAAGTGAAGCAAAAATCGCGGCGTTATCCTTAACATCGGAAAAAGGAGCTAGTGTATTTAAAAAGTCTTTTAAAGACATGCAGGGTGACGCCGACGCTTTGACGGACGCTTTTAATAAAATGGACAATACATCTAAAGCAAGTTGGACAAGATTTTTAGAAAAATTAAAGAAGGTTGCTATACAGCTTGGAGAATCCCTTATGCCATCTGTAGAAAAGGTATTAGATGGAATCGGAAAACTAGTTGATGGATTTAGTAACTTACCACAACCAGTTAAAGATTCTATAGTTCAGTTTGGATTATTAGCCATGGCAACTGGACCAGTTATAAAGACGATTGGAAAAGTAGGAAGTACAGTCACAAGCTTAACAGGAAAACTAGCAGGTGGAAAGGGATTAACTAGTCTATTAGGTAATACAGCTAAAGCACTTGGAGCAACTGGAGCAAGTTCTAGTATAGCAAGTGGAGCATTAGGGGGATTAGCTTCTTCAGCTCTTGGAGCAGTAGGAGCAGTTGCACCATTTGTTCCTGTAGTTGCGGGAGTAGGAATTGCAGGACATCAAGTCTACAAAGCTTTAACAGAAAAAACGAATCCTGCTTTAGACCTATTCGCAGATAAAACAGAACATACAACAGAACGTGTTAAATTAGCCAATGGGCAGGTAGCAGAGTATACAAAAGTTACAACTACTACAATATCCGAAGAGACAAAAAAACAACTAGGAGCTTTTATGGAGCTGTCAATGGGTGCTAGTCAGTTACTAACAGACATGTATGCTTCACAACAACTAGCTACAGATGAAAATATAACAGCTTTAACAGGCAAATTTACGCAGATGAAAGATACTATAATAGGAAAATACGAAGAACAAAAGAATGGCATGATACAAAAGACTACAGAAGCCTTTGTCGGCATGAAAAGTATAACAGCAGAGGAACAACAAAGTTTACTCGAATCTCTTAATAGCTATTATACAGAAAAAATAAAAAGAGTAAATGAGAATGAAAAAGGAATAGAAAAAATATTACAAGAAGTTAGAAGAAACAAAGGACAGATAACATTACAGCAATACCAGGAACTACAGAATTTACAATCTAACTATGAAAGTCAAGCTATTCAAATGTTATCAAGAAACAAAGCAGAGCAAGAAGTAATTTTAAATAACTTAAAAAGTACAAAAGGCAAAATTACAGATGAAATGCTTTCAAATGCTGTTAAAAAGATAAATGAAGAGAAAAACAAAACTTTAGAAGTAGCTAAAAAAGAAAGAGATGAGAAAATAAGAATAGCCAGTGAAATTAAAGAAACTTTAGGGAAAGAAGGAGAAGAAACAGCTCAAAAAATGATTGATGAAGCTAACAGACAGTATACAGAGGTTAAAGATAAAGCAGAACAGACCAAAAAGGAAGGAATCGACAGACTGGCAAGTGCTTACTCAGGTCTAAGAGAAACAATAGATGTAGAAACGGGGCAAATATTAAGCTTTTGGAGTAAATTAAAAAAGGCATGTAGAGAAGTAGCAGACGAATTGTCCAAATATGAAGGTATTTCTAATGTTCCATCACATGGAAGTTTACCAAATCCTAGCAAATCAAGTTCATCTGCTAATAGAAAAAGAACTGGGCCACAAGAAAGAGCTAATGGTACACCGTTTTTTACTGGTGGAGCTACATGGGTACACGAAAGAGGTCCAGAACTTATAAATCTACCAAGGGGAACTCAAATAATACCTAATAGTTTATCTAAATACATGATGAATTCATATGGTAAACAACTAGCTAAGAATACACAAAAATCTTCATCAAGACCTATAGAGTATCATATTCATAATCCTAAGGAAAATACAACGTATGAAAATATGAAAAAGTTTGAACAAATGCAGAGAAGACTTGCTTTAAACATATAATGAGGTGGTGAAATGCTAACACTAAATAAAATAAAAATAACAAATTCTAAAGGCGATAGTATTGTAATAGATGATTATAGTAACTATCGCCTTGTATCTTTTAATCCCACAGGAGTACAAGCAGAAATACAACGAGCAAAAATATATAATGGAGATGGTTCTAAGCATATAAAAACTGTATTGAGTGATGGCCCTATGCCCTTGATATTTAGGATTATGTACATGGACAGTGACTATGCTAGAAAAGAAGAACTATTACATCAGGTGTATAGAGTATTTAATCCTGGATTTAATCCCATAACAGTTGAATGTATGAGAAAAGATAAATACTTTAGTGCTACAGCAGTAATAGAGCAGTCACCTTTTTTCTATGAAGAATACGAACACTCAAACAAACTCTTTCAAACTGCACTAGTTGAAATAACCAATATAGATAGTTACTGGAAAGGTAGAGAGATTAAAAAAGATATTGCGGTGTGGGTGTCTAATACAGAGTTTCCACTAGAAATACCTGTAGGGGGTATAGAACTAGGCTACAGAGAGAAAAGCACAATTATTAATGTTTATAATGATGGTGACAAAAAAATCGGCATGACGATTGAATTTAAAGCAACTGGAGACGTAAAAAATCCTAGTCTATTAAATATAGACACCCAAGAAAGAATAAAAATAAATAAAGATTTAGTAAAAGGGGATATTTTAAAAATTTACACCCAAGAAGGTAATAAAAAAATTGAATTAATAAGAAACGGATTAGTTGAAAATGCTTCAAATTATATAGATTTACGAACATCAACATATATACAACTAGATGTAGGGGACAATCTCTTTCGATATGAAGCAGAAGAAAAACAGGACAACTTAGAAGTAAGTGTATACTATTCTCCTGTATTTTTGGGGGTGATTTAAATTAAAGGTGAAAACTTAGAAATATACGTTTTTGATAAAGACTTAAATTTCTTAGGTGTAGTAAATTTATTTGAAACCCTTGTATGGAAAAGAAGGTATCATAAAGCAGGGGATTTCATGCTTAAATGTCCGTTCACTGAAGAGAATAGGCAGTTATTAAAAGAAGGAAATATTATATGGAAGAAAGATGATCTAGAAGCAGGTGTTATTGAAACCAAAAGTGTTTTAGGTGAAGATATAACGGTATCAGGTCCTTTTTTAACATCATACTTAGGTAGGCGTATAATTTGGGGAACATTCTATGCAGAAAACTACACATTTGAACACCTCATGAGAATAATGGTAAACACAAATTGTATTAATGTAGTACCTAGCGACAGAGTAATTCCATATTTAAAGTTAGGTAGATTAAACTTTTTCAAGGAAACTACTTCCTATCAAGCTAGTTATAAAAATATATTAACAGAGCTAGAGGAAATAAGTAATAAATCTGGTCTAGGCTATAGAGTAGAATTCAATCCATTTGATAAACAATTACTATTTCAAGTTTATCAAGGATTAGACAGGACAGAAGGACAGAAGGTTAACTCTCCATGTATATTTAGCCAAGAATTTGAAAATGTGATGGAACAAGATTATACAAAAAGTTTAACGGACTATAGGAATGTTGCCCTTATTGGTGGGCAAGGAGAAGGAATGAACAGAAAATTAGTAGACATAGGGCTTTATAGTGGATTAGAGAGATACGAAATGTTTGTTGACGCTAGAGATATTCAAGATAAAGTACAGAATGAAAGTGGAGAAGAAAAAAATTTAACAGAAGAAGAAGTTAAAAACTTACTAATAGAAAGAGGAAAACAAAAGTTAGCAGAGTGTAAAAAGATAGAATCTTTTAACAGTGTTATTAACTTAAATAGTAATTTAGAATATAAAAAAGATTTTGACCTAGGTGATATTGTAACAATGTCATCTCAAAGGCTTAGAGTTATTCTAAGCACTAGAATTACAGAGATAGAAGAAGTATATACACGAAATGAAACAAATATAAATATCGTATTTGGAAATGATGTTCCTTCTTTTAAGGACAAAATAAGAGTAATTCAATATAGGTGGTGATATAATGCAAAAATCATATTTTTTTAATTCTGTAAATGGTGATAGACAAACAGATGCTAGACACTTTACAGAATTTTTTAGCTTCTTACTTACAAATGGCGTATTATCTAAGCCAGAAGGCAATCTAAAAGTTGTAGCGAATGATGGAATGAATGTTACATTAAGTGTTGGAAGAGGAATAGTCAAAGGACATTTTTATATAAATACAGAGAAAGAAATATTTTTAATAGACCATGCAGATGGATTACTTAATAGGATAGATAGATTAGTTTTGAGGCTAGATGAAGAAAGCAGAGAAGTAAAGGCACATATTAAAAAAGGTAACTTTTCAGAAAACCCAGTTCCACCAAGTGTTACAAGGAACGATTATATACATGAATTAGTATTAGCAGATATTTACATCAGAAAAGGTGCGATAAGTGTAAGGCAATCCGATATAACAGATACAAGGCTTAATAGTGAACTATGTGGAATAGTAAACAGCTTAATACAAGTAGATACAACTATGCTATTTGAACAGTATGTTGCTTGGTTTCAAGAAGCTACAGGAAGACATGAGTTTGAGGCTCAAGAGCTATTAAGGGACTTTCAACGAAACTTTAACGCTTGGTTTGAGAATGTAAAAGGAATACTAGATGAAGATGTTGCAGGAAACTTATACAATGAAATAGAGAAGCTACAACAGGATATAAATTCAAAAGTAAGTCATGCTGACTTTATATCTACAGTAGATAATTTAAATAGAGATATAAGACAAGTAGAATCAAAAACAGAAGCTATAGGAACTAAAATTGAAACTCCTTTGTTTACACAGTATGGGCGTATAACTCAATCACACGCCCTTAGATGGGGGCTCAATAGTCGTTTTAACGGAGTAGATTCTACTCCAGATGGAAACTATGTTTATCACGTTTGGAAGCTTAAAGAAGGTGAAGTTTATATAGAGAGAAGAAATATCCAAACAGGATTAACCGAAACATTAGTTCATAATCCAAGTCAATCTAATCTAGGTTTTACAAATGGTATAGCTTGTGACAATAGCAACTTGTATATAGGAAATAATCAAAGTTTATATGTATATTCTTATCCTAATGCAAACAAAGAAATTACACGAGTTAATGCATTTTCAACTAATGTGATTATAGAAGATATAACAGTTGATAATGATTATATATATGTCGTTGGTACTCCTGCTTCAAGTACGAATAAAGTTAACTTTATAAAAATGAATAAAAATGGAGTTGTCGTATTTGAGAGGTATTTAAACTTTGGTTTTACAGAAATGATTAGAGGTATAGTTAGTTTTAAGAATGAGTTATACATATTAATAGGACCTGGAGCACGAGAATTATATAAAATAGACTCTAACGGTTCACTATTAACAATGTACAGTTTAACTCATTTATTGCCTACGCAATATTTAATGAAAGTAGGAAAAAGATATAATAATTTATTATTTTGTAGTGCATTTAGTTACGATAGTTCTATTTTTGAAATAGAACATGCCAATTTGTCTTTTTATGGAATTAGAAATACAAACATATAATGTTGGATTTGAGGTGATAAAGTGTTCTTTTATAAATTTAAAATAGAAATAAAATATTATGGTGGTACTTATAAAAGCTTTATATATCCAGTAGATATACAAGAAATTATCGCAATAAAATACAATCAAGACTTAACTGAATGTGTTGTAATATGCAAAGATGAATTAACAGAAACACGAGATAAAGTACAAGCTATAACAGAACAAGAATTCAACGAATACAGCGAAGCGATTTAATGAGATATGAGGTGCTATATGTCAGAAAACATTATACAAGAAATGAGAGAAAGATTAGTGAAAATCGAAACAATGATAGAAATGAGTATGACAGATACAAATAAGAGAATTGATAAATTAGAAGACAATCAAAAATGGTTGTGGAGAGCAATAGCAACATCAATTATAAGTGGTGCTATTGCTTTTTTATTTAAAGGATAAGAGGTGATTTCATGAAAAATAAAAAAGATTGGACAATTCTATTAGTTGGATTCTTAGGAGCATTAAAGTTGTTTTTGACATCTCTAGGAATTAATTTTATCACTGATGATATGATTAATAGTTTTGTAGATATGTTAAGTTTCGGTGTAGCTTTATATGCAGTATGGAAAAACACTTATGTATCTAATAGAGCAAAGAAACAAAAAGAAGTATTAGAAAAAAATAAACTTATATAG